ATTACATGAACTTACTCTTGACCACGTCCATCCTCGTTCTTTGGGTGGAGAAGATCTTACGAGCAATCTGGTATCCGCTTGTACCCATTGTAATCAGGACAAAGGAAGCAACAACTGGCTAAGCTGGATGCGTGAAACATTCGGTACGCATCCTCAACGTGAACAACTAATTATTTCGCACATTAAGTAATGGCTTCAAAAGTTAAACCCGGTACTCCTCACCCTAATAAAGGTGGTTTGGTGATGGGTACTAAAGGACGGTATGTAGCTAAGTCTACATATGCAAAACAAAAAAAGGCAGCAACAGCTAAACCTGCTAAAGCACCCCAACAAAAAGCTTTACCATCTGCAGGTAAATCTAGTGGCAGTCAACGCCGCTTTCAAGCAGAAGACAAAGCTACTAAAGCAGCACGAGGTACTAAAGGTACACAGACTCGTGCAGGCGGAACATCTAACCTTGCTCGATCTTCAGCTTTATCTAAAGTATCTAGAGTAGCAAAAGCTGGAAGAGTCCTAGGCCCTGCTGCCCTTGCTGTTAGCGGTGCTGCAACAGCTAAAAACTTAGCAGATAGCTTAAAAAGAGGTGAAGGGCTCGCTTCGATTCCAAGAGTAGCTAGGGCTATTGCTAAGGATAACAGCAAAGCTAATAAAGGAAGCACAGGACGCTCTGGAGCTAAGCGTAGGCAAGCTAATCAACCTAAGGCAGCCTCTACACCTTCTAAAACAACTAGCAATCAAAAGACTAACCGTCGTGGACGAGTTATAGGTTCTAACAACCCATCAGTTAACCCAGCACGTCGTGGTATGTCTAACATTCCGCCTGGTGAAGGTACAGGTAAAGGCTCACCTAATGATAAAAAGCCAGCTTCTACACCCTCTACTACTAAATCTTCTACACGCTCTACTAAACCTAAAGTTGAAAAGAAGAGTAGTGTTAGCGGCATAGGTCCTGTCAAAAGCGGACGTAGGTATTCTGTTGATGTGTCTGGTAAATCAGTATCAAGACAGAACGTTGACCAACTCCGTAAAATGGGTCCTAACAGCGAGCGTTCTAAAAAGCTTCGTGAAGAAGCTAAGCAAAAATCACTTGCTCAAGGCAAGAAAAACAAAGAACGTAACAAACGTCGTAGGTTCGGACGGGGGTAGAAGCCTCTAGAACCCCTCTTAAACTCCTCTAGGGTGGAATCCTACCTAACACACCCTAGAGGCCCCTTACAAAGGCATATAGAATGCATACAGACTCTCTTGAAGCTAACCTTAGATCAGACTTTAGATACTTTCTTACTGCTGTCTGGGCTCACCTCAAACTTCCACAACCAACCCGTGCTCAACTCTGCATCGCAGAATACCTTCAGCATGGCCCTAAACGATTACAAATCCAAGCCTTCCGTGGTGTAGGTAAAAGCTGGATCACAGCAGCATTTGTTCTATGGACACTCTTTAATAACGCTGATAAAAAGATCATGGTAGTATCTGCATCTAAGGATAGAGCAGACTCCTTCTCAATCTTTTGTCAACGCCTTATCCTTGAGGTAGAATGGCTTGCACACCTAAAACCTAAATCAGATGACCAAAGATGGTCCAGAGTATCCTTCGACGTGGGACCGGCTAAACCTCACCAAGCTCCTTCGGTCAAGTCTGTTGGCATTACTGGTCAGCTTACTGGTAGCCGCGCTGACCTTATGATTCTTGATGACATCGAGGTTCCTGGTAACTCAATGACAGAGCTTATGAGAGAGAAACTCTTACAACTCTGTACTGAAACTGAATCAATCCTAACACCTAACGCAGACTCTAGAATTATGTTTCTAGGGACTCCTCAAACTACGTTTACAATCTACCGTAAGCTTGCTGAACGTAACTACAGACCCTTTGTTTGGCCCTCCCGTTATCCTAAGAAACTCGCTAACTACGAAGGTCTACTAGCCCCACAGCTTGTAGAAGACATTGATAACGGTGCTGAACCCTGGGAAGTAACTGACCCTGACAGATTTAGTAATGACGACCTTATTGAACGTGAAGCAGCAATGGGACGCAGCAACTTTATGTTGCAGTTCATGCTTGACACAACTCTTAGTGATGCCGAGAAGTTCCCACTTAAAATGGCTGACCTTATTGTCACCTCTGTCAATCCTACTACTGCTCCTGAATCCATCATCTGGTGTAGCGACCCCCAAAACATTATCAAGGACGCTCCAACAGTCGGATTACCTGGAGATTATTTCTACTCTCCAATGCAGCACCAAGGATCCTGGGATTCTTACTCCGAGAGCCTCTGCAGCATTGACCCGTCGGGCCGTGGTACAGATGAAACAGCGGCGACTTATATCTCCCAACGCAACGGTTTCCTGTACGTGCATGAAATGCGAGCTTACAGAGACGGGTACAGTGACAATACACTCCTGGACATACTAAGAGGTTGTCGTAAATTTAAAACGACTAAACTCCTTATTGAAACTAACTTTGGTGACGGTATCGTCGCTGAACTCTTTAAAAAACACCTGATCCAAACTAAACAAAACATTGACATCGAAGAAGTCCGCGCTAATGTCAGGAAAGAAGATCGTATCATCGATGCTCTTGAGCCTGTCCTTAATCAACACCGCCTTGTTATTGATCGTGCTGTCATCGATTGGGACTATAACTCAAACCCAAAAGCTGCTCCAGAAGAACGTCTCCTCTATATGCTCTTCTATCAGATGAGTCGCATGTGCAGAGAGAAAGGCGCTGTTAAACACGATGACAGACTTGACTCCCTAGCACAAGGTGTAAAATACTTTACAGATGCTATGGCTATCTCTGCTAACCATGAGATCGCTAAACGTAAATTTGAAGAATGGAAAGACCTAGAACAAGCTTGGAAAGATGACCCTCAGTCAGCCGCTAACCACATGGTTTTTGGTATGACATACAAACAAAGACAAGAAGCTAGAGGTAAGACAAAAAACTCAGTACCTAACTGGGTTTCTAACATTAGATGACGGTAATAGGCCCCTATAACACGGGGAGTGGTGCCCTCGTGTGTGGAAAAAGCGGTCAATTAGGAGAGGGATGACAAACTTTCTCTCTCCTTTACTAATGGAAGATGAGGTGAAGGAGGAACGACTGAACCATCTTCTCTATTAGTTCTTTTTCTTCTTACTCTAGTAAGACTACTAGATACCACATATATATCATATATACTCATATATGCACACCGCTAAACTAATTTCCATTACACCTAAAGCAGAAGAACTCATAGCATACTGTGCAAGAGTATCTAATCCTGCTAACCAAAACAACCTTGAGACAGCACCCCGTCTCCTTAAATACCTTATCAAACATAGGCATTGGTCTCCGTTTGAAATGGCTAACATGGTTGTAGAAATCAAAACAACAAGAGCTATCAGTGCTCAAATCCTTAGACACAGATCATTCTCATTCCAAGAGTTCTCTCAACGGTACTCACAAGTTCAATCTCTACCTCTGCCTCCTCTGCTTCGTAGACAGGATGTTAGTAATAGGCAGAACAGTATTGATGATATACCGTTGGCTGAACAATATGCTTGGCAAGATCAAATCAATGACATGTATAAAAAAATGCATGGATTGTATGACAAGATGATTGATGCTGGTATTGCTAAGGAATGTGCACGAGACGTCCTTCCTATCGGCTCAGAGACGACTTTGTACATGAATGGTACGATTAGGTCTTGGTTACATTACATCGACCTTAGAGCGTCTCCTGAGACCCAGCTAGAGCATCGTACGATTGCTGAAGGTTGTAAGAATCTTATTCATGATGCTATGCCTGCTGTCTATGAAGCTATGTGGTGCTGATTATGTGTACTCTTTTGTTGTCTTTGTTTATTGTAGGGGGCGTTGAGATCGCCCCTGAGGTCTATATGATTGAGTATCTGGAGGGTGGTAGGGTTAGTAGGGTTCTTATCCCTACAGAAGACGCTGCTAGGTGCTTTGAACAGCCTTAAATTTTGACATAATTTTGTCAAGCCTATTATATAACGCCCGCGCCGGACGCTACCCCCCGTGCCGGCTGCTGGATTGGCACACTGAGGGCACCTTGTGGCACGATATGGGCACCAATAGGTAACGCGCACGTGCACGCGATCGTGTATCTCTCGCGATCTGTCCGCGACCACATGGACAAGTGTCACAAGGTGATGGCACTATGGGCCGGTCGGATGTAGGTTGCTTGCAACGAGATGAGAACCGGAACGCCACCGGTCACACTCACTCGTTACCGTCAGTCATCGACTAGCTCTGACTTGACACCACCGCTACAATTCCACCAGTTCATCACCACCACGTCATGGACACTTACCGTCAATCATTCCTTGACATCTGCAACGATGAGGGACAGGCTCCTGCCTGGGCTATCGAGCAGATCTTCAAAGAACACGGCTCAGACCTTACAGACTTCAGCAACAGCACGCCAGCTCACCTCGTTGACAACGGGGAAACCATCCTTGAATGGATTGGGTATTGATCCCATGTTAACATTCATTGCAGCCATCACATTTGCAGCCGCTGCCTGCTCTACAGTGCCATCAGTCAGTCTTCTCCTGCTCATGGCGGGGGCTGGCTTCATCATCCTTCAACTCGCTTTGATCGCATGACTACCACACAACCATTGACCTTTGTCATCCTTGGTGAGGTCTTTGAAGATGGTGAACTCCTTGACATCTCCAAACATGGGGCTGATACTGGAGTTCACGGTTTCACTTACTCATCTGATTTACATGACAAATATGGAGAGTATGAGACACAGATCGAGAACGCTTTAGAAGACCTTGGGTATTCCATGCACGAGGTCTTTGCTGAGAAGAAGTTCTCCACGCTTCAACAATACAAGGAATGGGCTTGCTGGTCCTTCCTTGAACTTGAGGCACACCGCATCACTGACGTGTTCGGTTGACATCTTGATCCTCTCCTGGAGGGATGCGCCTTGCATCCTTCTATGAGGGGTTCATCCCTTCCTTTCTTCATTCCACCATCATCAACGGCTATGGCCATCGATTACTC